TTTCTTAGCTTACTTCTATTTAACTTTTTAGAAGATTCCAATACCGTAGTTAATATAGCATTTGCTTTTGATTCGTTTACATTATTAGATTTAAATACAGCTTCGTATAGTTTGTATTCTTTTCCAACTTCAGTATTAGCAAAATACTTTTTTAAAATATTAACAGCAGGTGAGTCCACACCGGAAAGTGTATCAGCAGTAATTCGTCTTACAAGAAGCTCGAATAAAATACCGGTGTTTTTGAATTTTGAGTGTTTGATATACATCAATATCTATTTTTTATAAATATGTTAAAAATCTTGTTCCTTAATATTTGTTTCGTCAAGTAGTGATTCCCCGGCGTTATCGCTTTCATATACTAATTGTTTTTTGGTAGGTATATTTTTTAACATACTTTCATATTTCGAAAACAATTGAGAGTTTTCTAAAGCTAATGGAGATCCACCTTTAAAATCTTGTTTGATTTTATTATTTGAATTGTAATCTTTTTTCATACCAGCAACACCTAATCTATCTTTTCCAAAATTATCGTCTTGAGTATTTCTTTTAGATGCTTTTTCTTTTGGACGTCCTAACGGGTTTTTCTCTAAATCATCAGCATACCCTGCAGGTACATTTGTTGGATCTGAGTACATTCTTCCTGTCCCATATAATGAAGCTAGATCATGTGGTGTACCATAAGATTTACCTGTTTCAACTGGGTCATTGCCTTCAGTTTCTATTTGAGTTAATCTAAATTTACGTTTAGTATCTTCGCGAATCAAGTCTCTATATTCATCATATTGGTCTTCACTTAAGTGGAATATGTTTTCATATATCCAATCAGATGGAAGTAATTGATTTTCCATTAATGAACTAGCTAATTCAACTTTTTCTTTCATTAACGCTACTCTTTCTTGATCATAGATGATAGAAGGGGTTGTTAAAGATAATTCAAAATTTACTAAATTTTCATCTCTATAACCTTGAGTATATAAATGTACTGTAGCTATTTTATATAGTTCTGAAACTATGATACGTTGAATTCTTTCAATTGTACGAGCAAATCTTATATCTTGGGCTGCTAATGTAGCTTTACCATCTGTATTTTCATCGTATCCCATAAATGCTTTAGGGACTTTAAGGGCAGCGAATAGTTTATCTCTTAAATAGATAACGTCTTCAATACCATTCCACTGTAAACCACTTGCTGTATCTATTTTTGTTGTTTGATCATTTCCTCTTACTGGTATATAGAAATCCTCTAAGACATTCTGCATGTTATATCTTAAATTATACTCACCTGTTTGTTGGTCAATAAATGGAGTTCTTTTAAGTTTAGATAAAGTTTTTTCCATAAACGCATCTACTTCTTGAGGTGGAATACCACCCACATTCATGTAGAATATACGTTTTTCAGGCGCTCTAACAATACGATGTATCAACATCGCATCCTCCATCAAAGTATACTGTTTAAACAGTTTACGCGCAGGTTCTAAATATGATCTACCATAAGGTAAAAAGTTCATATCCGTTAATAAACGGAAGTGAGCCATTTCATAATTGTCAAAATATATAGCATTTGATTGATTTGCAGAATTTGGAGTATTGTAGTAACCATAACTGGCAGCTGATACACCATCTGGGTAATATTTGAATCTAACTTCACTTGGGTTATAGTCTGGGTCATGTGAATTGCCCATAAATCCTTCTAATCGCTCAATATGGAATGCTGTATATGGGATTACATTATATACACCAAATTTTTCGGCTATTTCCAATTTTAAGAAAAAGTCTCCATATTTACACATATTACGAACCCAAGGCCAAAGGTTGAATTCAATGTTCAATACATCATAAAATAAATTATACAATATTTTTTGAACATCTTCATCTGATGATCTGATTTGTAATACTTCACCCATATCATTTTTAAGGGTAGATTCATCAGCTATAATATCAAGTGCAGAACCGATAATAGCATCTGTATCCATAGCATCATATTCAGAATATAATGTTGGTCTTAATGTTTGATAGTTAAATGCGTTTTGTGAGCCGTAAAGTGATGTAGGTGAGTTTGTAAATACTCTATTAAATCTATCTACAAGGGAATTTGTTTCAAGTTCTCCGGTTTGTTGGATTTTATTTATGTCTATGACTCTAAGTTGATTCCCACCATCGTTGCGAATAACAACATCTGTTGAAAATAAACGTTTTAATCTGGGGAATAAACCTCTTTCTGCCATCTTTATGTTTTTATTATAAATATATTATAGTAACCAATTAATATTTTCACTTTTTCCTCCTATATCCATACTATATGGGTTTTGTACCGATCTAGAACTATATCCACCTGAATAGCTTGTAGAATTACTTTTTACACTACTTAAAGCAGCACGGGTCATGTCTAAACCTTGTTGTTGAAACCTCAACGACGTGTCTCGTAGAAACATACCAACTCCAAAGGGCATTACCAAGTCATCATTATATCCACTTTGAGCTTCTGCTCTTCCGTTTTTCCAAATGAACACTTTCATTTCCTCTAACAAACGTTTTGAGCGGATTGTTACGCTTCTATCACCAATATATTCACGGAATTTATTTATAATTAAGGGTCTATTTCTTAAAGATATAGTAAATCCTGGAGTTAAATCAGATGATCCTTCCCATGTTTTTAAATATGAATCTGATGTGAGTTGATCTGATTTTGGGGAGTGATATAGGTTTCTATATCCTCTTTCTATTATGGTATCTATTGTAGCCCAACCTATTGAGTTGTTTTCAACTACAAGTAGAGCATTGTTATATTCTGTAGCTATTGCAATTAATAGGTATCCAAATTCTCTTGTTGGTAATTGTCCTTTAAATTCTGCTACTTGAGTATTTGTAGCTACATCTAATACATGAAATGTTGAACTGTCAGCCCCATCACCTCTAGCAACGTCAGCTATTACTATATAGTCTCTACTATAATCTACAGATTCCCATACCCATAGATTTTGATCTATTCCTCTTCTTTCAAATGGTTCTTGTATTGTGGTTTGAGATATATAATCTAACCAATCATTATGAAATACAACATCTCCTGAGGTGCTAAAGTCACAGTCACATTCTTGTGCTGCTGCTTTAAGACCTAAATCTTTATCTTGTAAATCTCTCCAACTTTGATTTCTTTCAGGATGAACAAACCAAGGTAATTTTATAGGTAAAAAACTATTATCACTGTTTTCAGCATTAACCCATGTTTGATGAAACCAGTTACCTGTGCCATAAGGTGTAGATAGTACTATAGCTCCTCCTCCAGTTGCTAATGTTTGTTGTGCAGAGGCCCATGTTTCAGCAATGTTATCAATAAACGCAGCCTCGTCAATTATCAATAAAGATACGGCTTCGGATCGCGCAGCATCACTATTTGATGATTTTGCTTTGACTTGAGAACCGTTTGAAAGTTTTAGTGCTAGTTTATTATTTTCTTCTGATGGTACTTTAAGCCATGAAGGTAAGTTATCATACATAAACTTAACCTTGGTAACCATATTTTTAGCTGTTTCCTGAGTTGTGGCTAAACACAACACGTTTTTGTCTTTATGAAATGTCATTAACCATAATGAATATCCTGCGGCTAATGTTGATATACCTAACTGTCTAGATTTAAGTACAATTGAATACGGGTTATCTTTCCAAACATTTAAAACTTTACCCTGGAATGGGTATAAATTAAATAATATTCTACCCCTTTGTGGATGTTGAATATGGCAATATTTTTGCATAAAATGTGCTGGGTCTTTAGCACATAGCAAATATTCTTGCCTTATAATTTGTTTTAAATCTTGTTCCATATTATTTCAATATTAGAAGATACGCAGCAGTTGCTGCACTTCCAAAGAATCCTACTTTTAATAGGAAATTTTTTGTTTTATGTCCTCTAATTTCTTTTTGAAGTTTTTCAGACAACTCTTTACAAAGACGAAGTTGCTCGTCTTTTTGTGAAATTATGTAATTATTAGTTGAGTCTTTTTGTTTTAGAATTGTGATAGCTGTATCTTTTTGAGCTTCTCTTTCTTCCAATTTTTGAATTTTAAGGTTGGTTTGTTGCATTGCCATTTGACAACCATCACCTTCAATTAAATCT